CCGCAGACACCACGCCGCCGACCGCGCCACTCGCGGCAACCGCTACGCCGACGTTTAGCTCGATCTCACCGCCGCCGCTGCCGTCGTTCTCGGTGCCGAACGCAAACGCGGTAGACCAGACCCCGCTGGGGCCGTCGCGTAACTGAAGGCCTGGCGCGCTGTATTCGGTGTTTGCTGTCAGCCCGGTGATCGTGTCGGGGCTGACACCATCTGGCAGAGCAGTGGCCGAGCCCTCGTCGATGCGGTACTGAGTCGCCGCCCCCACCCACGAAACGGTGGCGGTCGTCGCCGTCGCGGTGAGGCTGATGATGGTCGGGACAGCAGCGCCGCCCTCAGCCAATGCCCATGAGGACGTGCCCCACGAACCAGACGCCCACGCCGTCGCAAACCACGCGCGGCCGATGGGGGCGACGGACTCATCCCAGGCAGTCCCTGCCCAGGCGTCAGCCGCCCATGAACCCGCACGCCATGCCGGCATGGCTTAAGGCGTGCCGCCCCAGTTCGTCGTTTTGCTGCTGCTGGCCTGCACCGCATCGCCGATGACGTGCGTGATGTTGGCTGCAGGCACACCCGCGACGGCTTCAGCGCGCACCAGACGGAAGCTGAAGGCCACGAAGTTGACCGTCTGCGAGTCCACCGTGATCGACGAGACAACGACGTGATAGAAGCTGCCCGCCGTCCAAAAGCCGGCCGTCGTGTTGTCCCCGGTGTTGACCGAGAACCCGTGAATGCCGGTCGTGCCGTCGAAGTCGATACCGTCAGTGTCGAGCAGCGTATAGCCCGCGTCACTGGCGCGCTGGATGGTGCCACCGTCCTTGTAAATCTCGATGTCCGTGACCGCGAGGCCCGTGATCGTGATGCTCGCGCCGGTTGCGCCGGCTGCAGTGTCGAACAGGTGCGGGATGGTCGCGCCGACCGGGATGTCGCCGTAATGGATAGCCATTGGTTACCTCACAAGGCCGCGCAGCAGCCGGGAATTGAGAAGGGGGGAGGACATGAGGCCAGCGCCGACAGAGCCACCGCCGCCACCGACTGGCGGGTCACTCCCACCAGTGCTTACGCCACCGAAAGACGTAAGCACGCGCCCATTCGTGCCGGTGTGAGTAGACGCACTAGTGGCAAGAGCCCAGTAATCCCACAGCGTGCCGCTTGACACGCTGGAGGGCACCGCCCCTGCGGCCAGCGCGTCAAACTCGGTTTGACCCAGCGCCGTGCCGCCCGACCAGATGGCGTAATGCGCGGCCAGCCCTGAATACCACAGCGTTTCATCCCTGCCACGCACGCCAACGACAACGCGGTCGAGGCTTGCGAGGCTAGAGAGCACAGTTGCGGTGTCCGTCACCACAGCGCCGGCCCGGTAGTAGACCGATCTTGACGACGCCGAGGTGTGAACGCACATCGCGCATTCCCACGAAGCCGCAATGCTTGAGGTGCTGGCGGCGCTTGAGTTGGTGCCACTATCACGGGCGAACGCTTTGACCTTGCCGGTGCCCGCGCCTTCGGCATAGATCATCAACTCGTCGCTGCCGCCGTCCTGCCCAATGCCAGCGACCATGTAATTCGTGCTGACGGAATCGGGCAAGAACCAAATGAACTCGGTGACCGGGTAACTCAGCCCCGTCAGCGTGGTCGGCCCCAGCTGCAGCTTGGCGTTTGTGCCGTTGAAATCGACGCTCATGCCGCGATGCCTTTCACGTCAGTCGAATAACTGGTGTACGAGGTATAGGTGCCCTCCCACCACAGGGCCTCACAGCGGCTGTCGGCGTTGTACGGGCTCACCGGGCGGGCGCGGGTGCCCGCGTCTCCCGTCGTCACGTCGCGCACCTTGGAAACGCTGGTGCCGCTGCCCACGGCCCATGTGCTGATCTGCTGCACGCTTGAGACGGGAACGCCGGCATAGATGCGCGTCGGGCTGACGCGGCTGAAGTGCATTCCCTGGCTGTAGAAGGGCTCGCCGCTGTAAAGGAAACCGCCGGCCGCCGTGAACTCGGCGTGAGTCCAGGCCGAGCCGTTCCAGCGCGCGAAGTGGTATCGGTGGTCGGTGCCGGCGTTGGCCGCGAATCGCACGAACAAGGCCCACGGCTGGCCGTCCGTGCCCGTGGTCACGTCCCATACCCAATGTTTGCGGTCGCTGGTGTCGTTGACCTTGGTGCATTTGGTCGTGATCGAGTGAGGCAGAGCCCCGCTAATTTCCGTGCCGTTTGTCGTGTAAAAGCGCAACACGTTGGAGCCGTCGAGCTTGGCGTAGAAGTGCCAGACGCCGCCGGTAATTTCGCCGGGGTTGCCCTCGGAGAGCAGGAAGTCCACGCGGTCCACACCGTTGGAGAACATGCTCCAGTAAGGCCGCTGCGGCCCGTTGGTGGCGAGCCGAATGCCTGAGCCGAACGTGGCCGGGCCGGCTGCAAAGTTGGAGCTGACCGCATAGGCAAGATCAAAGCCGCCCGAGCCGTTGCGCCACCGGAAGAACAGAAAGTGCTGCGTCGGGTCTTGCGACAGGATCACCGGGCAGGGGTAGTAATAGTCCGTCAGGCCACCGCTGCCGAATTCGATGTTCTGCTGCGTGCTCCAGGCTGTGTTGTCGCCGGGCGTGGTCTGCACGCGCATGCGGATGAACTCATCCGGGTGCGCGGCGTAGAACGCAGCGATGCGCCCGCCGCCGCAGTCGATTACGCTGGCGTTGTTGTGGTCGTCCGAGCCGAAGCCGGCAGACAGTTGGAACGTGTTAGACGCTGCCGTGTCGAGGTGCCGCTGCGTTACGCGAATTCCGCCCGCGCTGTTGACGCTGCCCGCGTACAGCAGGTCGCCCACGCGCGCTGCCTCGGGCTTATTGAACCATGTCCAGTTGGCATCGGTCTGCACTGCAAAGGGTTCTGGCGGGGGTTCTGGCGCAACCGGCAACGCATCGTCAGCCGTGAACACCAGCCCCGACACCTTGACCGGGCAGCGCTCCTTGATCACGCCCACGAAGTCCACCGCCGCCGCGCCTGCTCCTGCCTGCGCGTCAATGGAGAAAATGGGCGTTTCATCCAGCAGCCGGAACTCGACGCTTTCGATGTCGCCCGCGCTGCTGTGCGTCCATGCACTGCGCGCACCTGGCGAGAACTCCAGCGGGTCGGTGCCGCCCGTCGTCCACGCGCCGAGGGTCTGCGTCTGCCGCAGCACGCCACCCGTGCCCAGCACGCGCATACGCACGCCACCGCCGGCCCACGGGGCAAGCATGGCGTCACGCTGCGCCGTCTGCGACGTGGCAGCGGCTACAGCGGCGCGCGTCGGGGCGTGGAGGATCGAGAGGGGCATGAGCTATCAGGCCGCCGTGTGCGTGATCGACGCAGCCGTGACGGTCACGGTCTGCCCGGCAGCGATCACCAGCGTGCCGATGCCGTTGTCAACGATCACTTGCGCCCCGCTGCCCGGGATGCCCACAGGAATGCCTGTGCGCCAATCGGTGCCGCCGCTGGTGCGGAATCGGGCGCTTGCCACCGTGCCAGCAGTGCCCGTGGTGGACTTCGGGAAGCCCGAGAAGGTCTGCACCGCGCCGCTGTTGGTGCTGGCCGGTGAGTTGAGCGTCACGGTCGCCACCGCCGTGCCGCCCGGGTTCATGAGTTGAAGCGTGCCGCCAGCAAGGCCAGAGGCGCCGGCCGCTGCAAACGCGGTGAGGGCTGCGGTTTGAAAGGTCATCAGTAGCCTCGCTCGATGCGGTATTCGCGGCCGGTGTGCCCGACTTGCAGGTAAGCCGGCTCGGCGTTGGTTGCGTACAGGCCCGCCATGCTGGCCGCTAGTGATCGACGGGTGTCAGCAGTGGCCGTCGTGCCAAAGGCCGCCGCTACCTCGGTTGCGAGCGATAGCGTCAGGGCCAAGGCGTAGCCTTCGGGCAGCGTCAGCGCGCTTGCCGTGTTGTCAAAGCTCGCCAGCTTGGTCAGGCACTCCAGATTCAGCGTGTAGCCCGATGCGCGCGGGTAGATGTTCACCGTCGCGTTGGTGTCTGCAGCGTCGTACCAAACCCGCTCAGGCGGGCCGCCAAACTGGTCACGCACGGCGATGGAGTCCCAATCGGCGCGGGTGATCACGTCAACGTCGTGCCGAACCCCTGCCGAGTCCACACAGTGCGCTCGGTCGATGCGGATGGGGCGCACGGTGGACGTTGCAGGCCCGAGCGTGTAGCTCTGCGCCCCAGTGAGCGCGATGCTGATTTGCCGCGCAACCGGGAACGCGAGCCGCGTGTTCGACCAGCGCTCCAGAATCTGGTTCAGCTTGCGCAGGCAGAACTCGGCGTGTTCCGGCTCTGCCACGTCGTTGGCGCCGATGACGCCAATCTCGGCCAGCGCGTCACTGATGATCGTTGCGGCTCGGGTCATTGCTGCCACCGGGTTGGGCCATCAGGAACTTGTGAAAGTTGCCCCGATACACCTTGTCTTTCGTGTTGTGGTCGAGGTCGATGTCGGGGACGATCCAGATCGGGCCGCACTTGTCGCGGTAGCGGCGGGCAAACGAGTAGTCCTCGCCCCACCAGATGCGGTCATGCACGCCGTGGTTGAACAGGTCGACCGACAGGTGGTATTGCGGGCCGTAGCAAAGCTCGGGATAGGCCACCATGAAGCTGTCGATTGCTTCCTTGGTGATCTTCAGGAAGCCGGCCGGAATGAGCTTTGCCGCGATGGCGCCGTCCGACTCTCGGACGATGGGCCGGTGCTGGGCGTCCGTTTCGATGGTGCCCATGTACTGCTCATCGTCGATCTTCGGCCGGTACGTTCCAGAGACGACATCGCCCTCGGTTTCGATGAGCTTCAGCAGAGCGCCAGGCTCCCAGCTCATGTCGTAGTCAAGGAACACCACGATGTCGGCCTTGGCGTCAAGCGCAGACCGGAGCATGTTTGCCCTGGCCGCGCTGATGTATGGGCAGGCGATCTGCTGGGCGTAGCCATGCGTCCAGCCTGCGGCCTCGATTAGAGGCAATGAAGCCTCCAGCGAAGCGATGTAAGGGGCGGTTGGCCCCGACAGCGAAGGGGTGCAGAAAACCACCTTGCCTTTGGATGCCGGGGCCTGCGGCATTTAAGCGCCGCCCTTCCAGATGCCCAGCGCGTTGAGCGTCGCCGTCACCTCCACGATCCAAGCCGTGAGGCTGGCCGCGATGGTGATATTGGACGACACCGAAACCACGCTGTTAGCCTGGATGGCCGCAGCGCGCTGGGTGACGGGGGTTGCGCCGTAGAAGCCCAGCTTGTTGGTGGCGGCGCCGCCGATGGTGGTGCCATCGGGATGACCGTAGTCGAGACGTTGAGTCATGATCTTTCCTTGTGTGTTGCGAGAAAGGCCCCGAAGGGCCGTTCATCAGTTGTCGTTGTGGATGCGCGTGGCGAGTTGCGGGCGGATGGCCTTGTAGCCGTACAAGCAGTCGATGCGGCACGGGAACGAACGATCCGAGATGCTGAAGTCGCGCACCATCGACAGGCTGATGCCGTCGAAGACTTCACGGCTGGCGAAGTCGACACCGTTCGGCAGCGGCAGGTCGGCGGTCACGAAGGCGAAAGCGTCCTTGTGGAACGCCAGCGACTGAACCAGCGTCTCGCTCGCAGCCGCGCCGACCTTCGTCACGCCCTTCGAGGCGCCCGGCGACACCAGCGTCACGTTCTGGCGGGCGCCAGAGGTGATCGGGGTCGGGGACAGCACCAGCGAGGTAGCCGAGGCACCCGAGTTCGCCGTCACGACGAACTGCTGCAATTCACCCGTGCTCACCTTCGTTTCCGGGTGGACCCGGAACACGTCAGCGATGGTCACCACGTCGCCCTTCAGGAAGGTCGTGGTGCCGCCCGAGACGGTCACCGTGGCCGTGCCAGAGGTGATGCCGCTGGAGGTGTTGACGACGTAGGCCGTGGTCTTGATCGCCGTACCAGTGGTGTGCGGGACCAGCAGCGTGTTCTCGTACACCTCAAAGCCCGACGTGCGGCCGATCTTGCCCTCGCGGTACTGCTCCTTGATGGCCGTCGAGTCGTGGAACAGACCCTTCGTGTCAATGCGGAACTTGTTCGCGTGGTCCGGGTTCATGATGACGGTCCGGTCCGACTGCGGGGCCAACATCTTGGTCAGCATGCTGCTGGCGCCACTCAGCGAGCCAAAGGCAAACGCCGCGCCGTCGCCGTCCACCAGGTTGTAAACGTCCTGGTACATCGACAGCGCGTCGGCTTCGATGTTGGCCGCGAGGACCGACATCGCGGGCGTGATGAAGCGCTCGGAGAAGTCTTCGATGCTCAACGTCAGGTCGACGCTGTCGAAGTACATGTCCACGCCCTTCACGGTCGACACCGTGAGGTCGACGCTCGTCTCGTTGTTGTCTTGCGCGGCCATGTCGATGCCGGTGCGGACGGTGTATTCGTTCGGCAGACGAACCTTGAGGGTCGGGCCGAACTTGCCGCGCACGGTGGCGCCGCCGTTCTTGTACGAGTCGTCGTACTGCTTATTGCAGGCGCCGACGAAGTTGAGCTTCTGGTGCAGCACGCGCACTGCTTCGCGCGTGACCGCGGTGGGGGTCAGGTAGGTGGATGCCATGATTCGCTTTCAGATGGAGGGGGTTAGCCGTCCCGAAACTGCTTGTTCCGGCGCTTGATCCACTCAGCGGTGGACAAGTTGTCGGAGAGCCCGCCGTCGTCCTTGCTTGCGGACTTGACCGGCGAGATCGGCTTCGGGGCGTTGGACTGCTTCGGCTCGTTCGTCTTGCCCAGATCGATCTCGATGCGGGCAATGCGGCGGGCCACTTGGGTAGCGGTGAGTCCGTGCAACTCAGACGCAAGGTCGGGGTGATTCCCGAGGTGGTGAAGCACGGCGGCGGGGTCGTCCGCGTCAAGGATCGCTTCGCCCAACGCAGTGGGCTTGCCGATGCCAGGGGCTACAGGCGTGAACAGTGGGCCGGCTTCTTCCGTGACGACGGTCAGCGCTTTGTCGAATCCCTGGAAGCGTTTCGCACCGTCCTTTGCGACGGTGTTCGACTTCTCGGTGATTCGCTCAAGCGTGACCAGCTCACGGGCCAGCGCCACAGGGTCGGCCTGTCGCTGCGGTGGTTCCTCGCCCTGCTCGTATTGCGCAAGACGTTGACGGAGTGCCTCGGCGTCCTGGGCGGCCTGCTGTGCGCGGGCTTCGGCCTGGTAGCGTGCGGCGGTGATTCGATCAACACGGCGAGTCAGCGACTTGACGGCCTTATCGCGAGGGTCGTCCTCGGTCTTCTGCGGCTCATCAGGCTGTTCGACGGGTTCCGGTTCGACGACTTCCGGTTGTTCAGTCGGTGCAGACGCGGGGATTTCAGCCGCAGCGTCAGGAGCGGCTTGCAGTTCAGTGGACATTGCGCTTTCGCGTTGCATGGCGTCAATCCGCGCCAAGTCGGTGAGGCAAAAGAAAAGGGCGGCCCGAAGACCGCCCTAAAGCACTTGCCGAGGAGAACTCTTTACGCTTCGATCAGCACCGCCATTACAAAGGCGAGGTCGAAGTCCATCATCTTTTGCTTCGCCACCCGCTCGGCCTCAATGGCTTCAGCGAGCAGCGCTTGTGCGTACATCGCTTCGCGCTCGGCCGTGGCGACTTGTGCCAGCTTGCGGGCGCGTTCCTGTTCGTTCTTAGCCCGCAGGATCGCGGCCATGACGCCGTTGGTGTAAGCCTGCTGCGCCGCGTTGAGTGCCGGCGCCTTGATGATCTCCAGGCGCGGCTTTTCGAGCGCCTGCACGGGCGCCGGTTGCGCCTCGTCTCGTTCCTCTTGCCGCTTCCTTGCCGGCGGGTTCCACAGATAACGACGGTCAGGCCCCGGCGTCGCCTGCTCTACTGAAGGCGGGGGAGGAGGCGGAGGAGGAGGAGGAGGCGGGGCAACTGCGCCAGCCAGGGCCAGCAGCAGCGACATGGCTTACTCGTAGTAACCGCGGAAAGTGACCACCGTCCAGATCACTTGCGAAGCGGTCGCCGTGCCTTGAATAAACTTTGCCACCGCGCCGACCAGCTCGCCGGGGGCGACCACGATGGGCGCGCTGCTGAAGTCTTGGTCGAGTTCCTGCGCCTGCGATCCGATGGCAGCGCCGACAAGCCACGTTTGCAAACCGACACCGACACGCCGCGCCGCTTTGACCGTGGCCGTCGAGAACGACGCGCCTTCACCCGTGGCAAGGCTGTTCAACTGCGTGCCGCCGAAGGCAATCGACCAC